TGCAATAAAATCATCAAACATGTTTTCTAATTCACCAGCGCACTCTGACACCTTTTCACGCAATCGATCCTGGATAGTAATCCGGGGAACTGCATCTTCTACTGGCACCTCTTCTGCGATTTCAGTTTGTTTAGAGTCTAAAACTTCTTTTAGCAAGTTATCTAATTTAATTTGTTCATGTTCATTGAGTTCAAGCCCAACCATGCTCATGCGACACAACCAACCTGTAGTTAATCGAATTGAACTGTCCGGAATTCGTTTAAGTGTACGTACATCTGTTTTACGTCCATGCAGTTCCAAGTAATTTACTATCATCTCACGAGCGTCTTTTTTACCGTAAAAGTAGTTGTACCACGAAAACGCCTTGCTCAAGGCACTGATGCGATTGTCAGTGGGTTGTGTTTTCCAAGTGGGCTCCATGCCCATGGCATTGGTATCAGCACTACGAGGGTTTAGGGGTTTAACGGGTTTGGTGGCTACTATCATACAATCTCCAAAAAGCAATAACTGTAATTATAGCAGAGATTGATTTGAGTGTCAATCTCTGCACAAGATGTTGTTTTTAAAACACAGTGCCTCGAAACTGCTCGTAATCGTAAAATGCTACTAAAGTATTATCTCGAAAGTAAACTGTAATACCACCTAGATCCTCTCTAGCATCCCATGCTGTCTGTTCCAAAATGACATTAGTGGCACGAACTTCCAGCTCGTCCATTAAATCCTCGCCTGTGTCCTTGTAACTTTGCAAGGCTTCTGCCTCGTAATCTAAAGTGTATACTTCAGTATTATTAATTTGTGCGCTTTGTACATCTGTAAGCATTGTGGCTCCTTGTGTAGTTAAGCCCTAATTATAGCACTTCTGGAATTATTGGTCAATCTACCCATAAATAGTACATTATGCCAAGACTCAGTTTATATCGCCCAACCCGTACCAATGACTACCGGTTTTTTGACCGAACCATATCCGAAATGTACACAGTAGGTGGTTTAGACATCTACATCCACAAATATCTAGGACCCAAAACTGGTGGACAAGATTCCACAGAATCTGGTAACTATGATGCAACGCAACCTTTATACAGCAGTGAGAACCCACTGTTTATTCAAGACTTGCTATTGCTGGAAAATCGAGACCGAGTGTACGACCCTGACATTTATCGCATGCGGGGAGTGTACAACGTACAAGATATTGACTTTGATTTAACTCAGTTTGGATTGTTTATCCAAAACGGAACATTGTTTATTACGTTTCACTACAATGACATGATTGACACTGTTGGACGCAAGTTCATGAGTGGTGACGTTTTAGAAATACCAAACCTGCGGGACCTAAATCCCTTGGATACAGCTATTCCCCGAGCACTGCCAAGATATTATGTAATTCAAGATGCAGCATTTGCCAGCGAAGGGTTCAGCCAAACGTGGCAACCACACTTGTGGCGGGTCAAAGCAACGCCCATGGTCAATGCACAGGAATATCAAGAAATTATCAACAAACCATTTGTTAGTGAACAAATTTGGGACGATGGCAATTTTTATCCACAAGGCAGTATTGTAAATTTTGGTGATGAATACTATAGAGCGTTAGTGGATGTGCCTGCTGGAACAGAAATAACTGATACCACTTACTGGCTGTCAATTGACCCACCAAGTGAAGAAGTTTACGGCAGCACCCGACCCAAGGACCTTGAACTCAATGATGCATTGCTGGCACAGGCTCAGATTGAAGTTCCATTAAGTGGGTACGACACTGTTAAGTTTTATATTGTACCCACCAAGGATAATGGACAACCAGCAGATCCGCAAGCTGTGACTGCCAGTGGTGGCACTTCAACTTCTGAAACCATCACAATTCCAGTAAATTACACAACCGGAACTGTGACGTTAAACGACAGCACAGTGTTACAAGCAACAATTGGCATTGGCTTCCCGTTGGTGGCTGCCAACGAAGATTATGCTGTTAGAACTGACTTTTTCCCAAGTCGATTGTACCAATTCAACGGCACAACAGCCAACTGGACCATGATCGAATTAAATCCCACGGACACTATTACCTATGTGCTTGACACTGTGGAGCCTGCCACAACGACCACAACAATCACTGTGGATTCTACCACTGTCAACGTGTCACAAACACCTGTAAGTCCCAAATCTGATGGTTATGTAATGGGCTACTTAACCGGTGATGGCTTGGCACCCAATGGATTACCAGTGATTCCCGGTGTGAGTTTTCCTCCTAATCCAGTACTAGGACAATATTGTTTAAGACTGGATTACTTCCCAAATCGCTTGTTCCGCTACGACGGGGCCAGGTGGGTCAAGATTGAAGACGCTGTTAGAACTGATCTTACCAACGGCCCACTTAATCAAACTCTGCGTTCTAGTTTTGTTAACAACCCGTACACTGTCAGAACTACTGATCAGGGCAACATACCAAGTAGACAAAGTCTTAGCGAATTGCTAAAACCACGGGCCGACAATGGCAACGATGGCGGAGATAAAACTCCAAGACCAAGACCGGGCACACAACCAGGTCAGCCCAACAACGGATAACACATGCAAACATTTTTTTATGATGAACAGATACGCAGATTCTTGCTACAGTTTGCAAGAATCTTTTCAAACTTTCAAATCGAATATGGGCGTGCCAATGACACTGGGTCTGCCACGTTAATACGTGTACCTGTGCGGTATGGTGATGCTAGCCGACAAGCGCAAACTATTTTGCAAAATAACTCAGCCAGCTCGATGCCAAGTACACCGTTGATAACATTTTACATCACTGGCATGGATTATGATCGTCCAAGAATTCAAGAACCATACCATGTTAGTAAAATACAAGTAAGACAACGAACATACGATCCTGAATCCGAAACCTACGAAACCACGCAAGGCAATGCCTTCACTGTTGAAAGACTCATGCCAGTTCCGTATAGAATGACCATAAACGCAGACATTTGGACATCAAACACAAATCAAAAGTTTCAGATATTTGAGCAGATTGCAACACTGTTTAATCCAGCATTGGAAATACAAAGCACAGATAACTTTTTGGATTGGACCAGTTTGAGTGTGGTTGAACTTGAAAAAGTAAATTGGTCCAACAGAACAATTCCAGTTGGCACTGAAGATCCGATAGACATCATGACCATGCAGTTTAGTATACCAATCTGGATAAGTAGCCCTGCAAAAGTCAAGAAACTTGGTGTTGTTGAGCGTATAATAAACTCAATATACAATGCACAAGGAGACCTCAATGATGCAGTCATTGACAATGATATTTTATTGGGCACCAGACAAAAAGTTTCACCGTTTGGGTACCAAGTGTTATTGATCGGAAATCAGTTGCAAGCATTAAAGCAGTCTGCTGTGATTAATCCCACAAACAACAACACACAACCACAAACTGCACCCACTAGCAATGAAATGTGGCATGCCATAGTCAACATGTACGGCACATTACGGCCAGGGATTAGTCAAATACGTCTAGACAGTCCCTGGGACGATTCAGAAGTGGTTGGGTTTGTTAGTTACGACCCCACCAATGACAATGTGTTGTTGTTTGATGTTGACGTTGACACCATCCCACAAAATACATTAAATCCCATAAACGCAGTGATTGATCCGTTGATATCTGGTCCCGGTGCTGGATTACCGGTGGCTGCTGTTGGGCAAAGATATCTTGTGTTGGAAAACATGGGCACATTGACCAATTCTCCAACTGCATGGGGGCCAATTGAGGCACAAGCCAACGATATTATTGAGTACGCCAGTGGCATCTGGCAAGTGGTATTTGAAAGTACCACAGCATCAAATGTGCAATTTGTGACCAATTTAACAACCGGACTACAATATAGATGGACTGGTGGAGAAACTGCTGGCGAGTGGGTTAAAAGTTACGAAGGACTTTATCCGGGGGGTGAATGGAGCATCGTTCTGTGAGTGCAGTTGGTGCTTGGTTTTATTCAACATCAACTGACAGATATTTGTATCTGATGCGTAATGACAATCGGCATCCAGGATCCTGGGGCTTGCCTGGCGGCAAAGTTGAACCTGGAGAAACATTATTGGCAGCAATAACCCGTGAATGCCAAGAAGAACTAGGATCCATGCCCGAATATGCAAACATGATTCCGTTAGAACAGTTCAATACTGGAGATGGTAAGTTTGCATATCATACATTTTTTGTTGTGGTGGAAAAAGAATTTCGTCCTGAGCTCAATTACGAACATCTGGGATATGCTTGGATTGAATCAGGTGCATGGCCTAGACCCATGCACCCGGGATTGTGGAATACTGTAAATTTTGATGTTGTGCAGGATAAAATTTCTTCTATCCGACAAAGAATACTTGGTTAAATTCTACCAACTACCACTTCGATAACACCGGCGTTGCCGTCAAAATCTTCAAGAGCTTTACCAATCACGGCACCCAATTTAGGATCTTGTTCAGCTCTTGCATGGCCATTACC